CTGATATTGCTATTATAAATGACACTCATTTCGGAATAAGAAATGATTCTATATACTTTTTAGACAAAAGTTTAGAATATTTTGAAACTGTGGTTTTCCCTTATATTATTAAAAATAATATAAAAAACATAATCCATCTTGGTGATTTTTTTGACAGACGAAAGTATATAAATTTCAATACACTAAAAGAAGTAAGAAAACGATTTTTAGAAAAAATACCAGAGTCTGTAAATTTTCATATTATAATAGGAAATCATGATACGTATTATAAGAATACGAATGAAATAAATTCTTTAACTGAATTATTTAGAGGTTATCCTAATATACATCTCTATGATACACCCACACAAATAAAGATCAATGATCTTAATATAGCAATGATACCGTGGATGAATGATTCTAATACAACAGAATATATGGATTATATAAAGAACTGTTCTTGTCCAGTCTTAATGGGCCATTTAGAAATAATTGGATTTGAAGTAATAAACGGTGTAGTACACCACCATGGTTTAGATAGAAATCATCTAAATAAGTTTGAAATGGTATTGTCTGGTCATTTTCATATGAAACAGACTAAAAAGAACATACATTATTTGGGTACACAATATCAACTAAATTTTGGAGAAACCCAGGTAGCTAAAGGATTTCATGTATTAAATACAAATACAAAAGACTTAGAATTTATAGAAAATACAAAAAAAATATTTCATATTATTAAGTATGATGATTCGGTAGACTCAGTTGAATTAACAGAAGAAGCATTATCACAATACCCGAATACTTTTTTAAAAATAATAGTCAAATGCAAAAACAAACCATTAGAATTTGATAAATTTTTAGATAAACTTTATGCTATAAATACACAAGAAATTACAATAATAGATGATTATGAAGAAAAAATTGAAAATAAAACAATTGATATAACAGAAGATACAATATCTATTATAAATAGAGAGATAGACAGTCTACAGAATGATTTGAACAAAGATCAATTGAAATTGATCATTAAAGATTTATATATGGAGGCACTTTTATTATGACAACAACCGAATTAACAACAGAAACAACCAAATCACCAACTGAAGTAGTACCAACTGAAGTAGTACCAACTGCACAACCAGTAACAACACCAAAATCATATGCATCATATTCTGGAGCTTTTTATACAGATCCAGAAACTAAAAAACAGATAAAATCTCTAACTACTACTTTCATAGAAAACAAATCCCATCCCGCAAAATCTCCAATATCTGGCTATGGTTGTTTTGCTAAGATGGAAATTAAATCAGGAGAAATGATAGAAGAATGTTCAGCAATATTATTAGATACAACAACAAAATCTAATACAGACTGGGTAGTCACTAATTATTTATTTACATGGCCATGTGATCACGAAGATCCAGTATGTAAAGAACACGGATCAACCTTTTTTGTTCCTACTGGAAATGCTTTATTGTATAATCATTCAGATACTCCTAATTCTTATTGGATTTATGATCGATCAATGAAAAGAATATTTCTAGCAGCACTACGAGATATAAAAGAAAATGAAGAATTGACATGGTATTATGGTGCTGGTTACGCAAAACGTCTTCGAGACGGAACTAATGGTAATCGTGGTGGATGTAAACCGTGCATGCAAAAACAAAAAGAATTAGAAGAAAAACGAAAATTACAAGAAAATTTACAGTTAAAATCTAACAATGAAGCTTCACTATTAGCAACACCAATTAGTATGGATAATATGGAAGATAAAAAAAAACAATTGATGGATCATTGGCTTGAAAAGAAAAATAAAGAAAACGTCACAAAAGCACCACTCGATTTTAGATCGATGGTCTTACCAGAAAAAATAATAGATGATAATATTCAAGACGGTTAAATTTAAAAATTTTGGATCATTTGGTAACAACTTCACACAAATAAATTTAGACAAAAACACAACAACTCTTATTTGTGGTAATAATGGTAGTGGTAAATCTTTTGCTTTTTTAGATTCTATTACATATGCTTTATTTGGTAAACCTTTTCGTAAAATTAATATATCCCAAATAGCAAACAGTATTAATAATAAAAACTGCATTGTTGAGGTTGTATTCTCTAAGGGGTCTGATGTATATCTTGTAAGACGGGGTATAAATCCTAAAATATTTGAAATTTATAAAAATGATGTAATTATAAATCAAAATTCAAATAGTCTGGATTATCAAACAGTTTTAGAAGACTCTATTCTAAAAATGAATTATAAAACATTCACTCAGGTTGTTATTTTGGGAAGTTCATCATTCGTTCCATTTATGCAACTTCCTACGAATGATAGAAGATCTGTAATAGAAAATATTTTAGATATTGATATATTCACCAATATGAATATATTATTGAAAGGCAAATCCTTACAATTAAAAGAAAATATAAAAAATATTGCCAATAAAATAGAAATACAAAACAATAAAATTGAAACCCAAGAAAGTTATGCAAATAACATTTTACTTAATAGTAAAAAATATTCGGAAGAATTAGAAACCACTGTCAACAAGTTACAAGATTCGATGGATTCTTTTATTGTAGAAAAAAATACAATAAACACAGAAATACAAGATTTATTAAAAACCGTACAGAATAAAAAATCTATAAAAGATAAAATAGATAAACTTAAAGTACTACAAACTAAAATTACCACTACAATCAAAACCTTAACAACTGGTATTGAATTTTATTCAAATAACAGTGATTGTCCTATGTGTAATCAAAAAATAGCAGAAGATATAAAAATAATAGAAATTAATAAACAAAAAGACAAAAAAAATAAACTAGAATGTGGATTAACTGAACTATTAGCGGAACAGAAACAGACTGAAGATATCTTTAATGTTATTAATAAAAATATAGATAAAATAACAGAATTGCAAATAGTTTTTGGTAAAAAAGAAGCAAATTTAGAAAATATAACAATTCAATTAAACGAATCTCATAACAAAAAAATACAAAAATTAGAAAACGACAAAGACATCAAAGTAGAAGTAGATAAACTCATTTGTTTAAAAAGTGAGTTAAAAGATATCTTAACTGAAAAGGCATCAATGCAAGAGTCTTTAATCTATAACGAAACTATATCTGAATTATTAAAAGATACTGGTGTAAAAAGTAAAATAATTAAATATTATCTACCTCATATAAATTCTTATATTAATAAGTTTTTACGATCTATGGATTTCTTTGTACAGTTCGATCTGGATGAGAATTTTAGTGAAGAAATAAAAAGCAGAAACAGAGACCTATTTTCTTATGAAAACTTCTCAGAGGGAGAAAAGATGAGAATAGATCTTTCTTTATTATTGGCCTGGAGAGAGATAGCTCGAGCTAAAAATAGTATAAATTGTAATCTTCTAATACTAGATGAAGTATTTGATTCTTCTTTGGATAGTATTGGTATGGAAGAATTGATGAAATTAATAAATATTATAAGTAGTAAATCTAATGTATATATTATAAGTCATAAATCAGATCAATTGGTTGATAAATTCCAAAATACAGTATCTTTTGAGAAAAAGCATAATTTTAGTAAAATGATACAGATATAATTTAATATATACTTGAAATTCCTATACTTGTTGATATCATAAAACTATGCGTCACAAAAAAAATAAAGAATCTCTAGAACCCACAACCCCTATTGTCTATGGAACGAAAGAATACGATAACTATTTCTATTCCATTTACACACAATATGTACAAAAAATATCTGATATAGACTGCAAATCTTATGTGTTGAAATACACTAAAGATATTAATCAATATTCAGATTCCTACAAATCCATATTACCAAAAAAATTCAATCCATGTGGCATTTATATTAAAATGCAAAATGATGGTATTGTATTACCAAATACAGAAAAAAGAATAATATTAGAATTCGTTGAAGAATTAAATTCTTATAATAAAAATAGAATAGAAAAAAAACAAAATTCACTAAAACAAAAAACAACCAAGGATGTAAAAAAAATAAAAGAAATACATTCTATAATAGAATATCAAATAGATCAACAACTAGAACGCATACAACAAAACAAAAAAACAAATTTAGAAATTGCTCAGATCCTCAAAACATATAAACTAGATGCAGGACAGTTTTCTGCACTGACTGTACAAATATCGTCAAGTATTAATAAATCTATTGTAGATTTACAATTAGCTAAACAGAAAAAAGACGAACAATTATCAGAAGGGTATTCTTACCTTACCCCCAAACAACTTTCAGAATATATCAATTTTCTCAAAAATTTACAAATTAATATTATGTCTTCTTATACAAAACAAGAAAGAAAAAAGAGAAAATTAAAAGTAAAAACACCAGAACAATTAGTGAAAAAATTACAAGTCATAGACAGTTTTGATGAACTGAAACTCGTATCTTGTCCTAAATCAGAAATTATAGGATCAAAAATTATTTTTACATATAATACAAAAACTAGATCTATTATTAAATATACATCATCTAGTGGATTTAGTATAAATGGTTCAACACTAGTCAATATAGATTTAACAAAAAGTTACAAGAAAACTGTACGTAGACCTGATAAAGTTTTTTTATCTATTAATAGAACAAATATAGAATTTATGGAAAGATTATGGAATTCTATAAAATCAAAAGAAACTACAACAAATGCAAGAATCAATAAAAATTGCATATTGATTAGTTGTCTACATATTAAGTGATATCTCCGTTAACATATTCAATAGGCGGTGGTGGCGTAGTGGATCCTGTAGGACCATCCAGTAATCCCCCATCTGATACCTGCGAGTGTACAAAATATGTTACGGTATTTTTAGCAAAAGACGATCCATTACAAATTGCAGAAAATAATGCTGCTAATACTGCTACACCTCCACGACCACCTACTAGATTAACTAGAAGAATTTGTGTTAAAATAAAATGCAAACCAGGAACTATAAATCCTGGTCCAGGTTGTTGGGTTCTAGTCATGGAACAGGAACAGTCGTGGGTTCCGTGTGTTCCAGCCCCAGGAACTCCTGCGTGTGTAGCAAATCATGGTGGTCCTGGAGTTCATGAATTGATGGTAGTTATAATTGTGAGTCGGTGGAAAAGCTGCGACCTTGGTTGGACGCCTACTTTGTTATATCCAAACGGTGAACCGATGGAACCCACAACAATAGCAATAGCAGCATTAGCATCCACACAAACTTCTGCCTCTATTCTAGATACTCCATTTTTTCGTACATCGTTTGGTGATATTCAGATATATAAAAAATTAACAACAGAAGGTACGCTTAAAACTTATAATCTAGGGGATAAAGTTTTATATAAAGATAGAGTGTTTGTTTTAACTTCAACATTTATGGATCTAATACACTCTGATACGAATGTATATTATGCAAATATTTTTGAAAACGGAATTCCTAGTCAAACTTCCAAATATTGGACAGAATTATCAATACCACCAAGGTTATCTTTTAGTAAAACGGAACCCGTTGGCATAAAATTAATAGGAGATAGGTGGTTCAATCCTATAACAGAATTGATGTATGTTTATACAAAAATAAATAATACACAATATATTTGGTTATCTGATTGACATATTATAATAATTATGGTATCATGATTACATGATTTTAATAGACAATAGTCAAATTATACTAGCAAACATCTTTCATTCCATGAAGGACAATCCAACCATAAATGATGATTTTATTCGCCATATGGTCTTAAATTCTTATCGAATGATTCGTAGAAAATTCCATAAAGAATATGGGGAACTAGTAATATGTAACGACTCTCCTAAATGTTGGAGAAAGGCACATTTTCCTTTATATAAACAAAATCGTAAAGATAAACAAAAGTCTTCTGATATAGACTGGGCCCAAATATATTCTAGTATGGCCACAATCAGAAATGAGATCATAGAGGTTTTTCCTTATAAGAATATACGGTTAGAAGGCGCTGAGGCCGATGATGTAATTGCTGTTTTAGCAAAGACTTTTTATAATCAAGAAAAAATATTAATTGTTTCAAACGATAAAGATTTTCAACAATTACAAATATTCCCAAACATTAAACAATATAGTACTTTTAAAAAACAATTTCTAGTCTGTGAGAATCCAAAACTGTTCCTATATGAACATATCATTAAAGGAGATTCTTCTGATGGTATTCCTAATATAGTTTCTTGCGACTCCAGTATTGTAGACAAAGATAAAAGACAAAATAAAGTTACTAAGAAAGTCATGGAAGATGTCTTTTCTTGTCTAAATAATATAGAGTCTAGCAAGTATGCACAGAATTGGAAACGCAACCAAACTCTCATCGACTTCTCTTCTATTCCGCAGGATATTGAAGACGAGATCATAGAACTTTATAATGCACATACTCCAAATCGAGGATCTATTTTAGATTATATGATCGAACATAAACTTGTTAATTTGTTGGATAGTGTTCAGGAATTCTCATGAAACCAGATTATTATAAAAATAATGACGGAGAAATGTATCGTAAAAGAAAATCAAAGTCATCAGAGAACAAAGAAAAAAAATCTAATAAAAATAAAGGCAAAGGAACCTTTAGAAATTATGTTCAAGATTTCCTTGACAACAGACAAGATAGAGACTACAATATAAACGAGGAATAAATTATGAAAACAACCACACAAAAAACGTTCACGGTAAGTAAGCAAACCCTAGGAATCTTGAAGAACTTTTCTTCACTTAATTCCAATATCTTAGTTAAGGTGGGTAATGTCATTAAGACTATTACTCCTTCTAAGAATGGAATGGCAGAAGCAATTCTACCAGAAGACTTTCCTCAAGAATTTGGAATCTGGGATTTGAATAAGTTCCTTGGAGTCATCAGTCTGTTTAATTCACCTATATTCACATTTGGTGATAAGAATGTGAAGATCTCAGACGCAAACACCGACTCGGTAGTTCATTACTTCTATTCAGAACCAAGACTATTGACTGTTCCAACAAAGAATGTCAATATGCCAAAGACAGACATTGTAATCAATCTATCGGATAAGTTGCTTTCTGAATTGCAAAAAGCATCTTCTGTTATGCAATTGCCGGATCTGTCGTTTCAGAATGACAATGGAAAGATCTATGCAGTAGTCTGTGATATCTCAGATCCTACTACGAATTCGTACAAGACTATTGTTGCGGATAATTACACAGGAACTTCAAAGTTCAGGTTGAATTTCAAGATGGATAATATCCGTATCGTTTCTGGAGATTATACCGTTTCGTTCTCAAAGAATATTGTTGGTGAATTTTCAAACAACACATTGTCTTTGAAGTATTGGTTTGCAATGGAAACTACCTCTACCTACGAGGATTAATATGAATCCATCTGATGATTTCCTCTGGGTAGAAAAATACAGACCTAGAGAGATAGAAGACTGTATTTTACCGTCCTCCTTGGATGCTACATTCAAGGATATGGTTTCCAAGAAAGAATCACAGAACTTGTTGTTCTTTGGAACAGCAGGAGTTGGTAAGACTACAGTTGCAAAGGCAATCGCTAATCAAATCGGTGCAGATTGGATAATGATCAACTGCTCGGAAGATGGTAATATTGATACCCTCCGAAACAAGATTCGACAGTTTGCAAGTACCATTAGTCTAACTGATTCCAAGAAGATCGTTATTCTAGATGAGTTCGATTATAGTAACGCATCTTCGATTCAACCGGCACTTAGAGGTGCAATCGAGGAGTTTGCCAATAACTGTAGATTCATACTTACCTGTAATTTCAAATCTAGAATCATTGAACCAATTCATTCTAGATGTACAGGAATAGACTTTACCATACCCAAGTCAGAAAAACCTGGGATTGCAAAGAAGATACTGGAGCGGTGTAGATTCATTCTAGACAACGAAAATATCAAATACGACAAGAATATATTAAGTCAACTTGTCCTTAAACATTTTCCTGACTTTAGACGCATTATTAATGAATTGCAACGTTATTCCGTATCTGGGAGTATAGACGAGGGGATTCTGAAGAACCTATCGGAACTTGAATTAAAGCAAGTTATGGTATGTCTTAAGAATAAAGACTTTAGTGGGGTGAGGAAATGGGTTGCTTTAAACTCAGATTCCTCCCCCACAGAGGTCTTCAGGAAGGTCTACGATGCGTTATACGACGTTCTTGCACCCAATTCCATACCTCAGGCGGTATTGACTATAGGTGAATATCAATATAAGTCCGCATTTGTGGCCGATCAAGAAATTAATCAAATGGCATTCTTTGTAGAATTGATGATGAATTGTGAATTTAAGTGATTTCCTAACCTCTATCAACAGCTCCAAAGAGAACCTTATGGAGAAAGAACCTCTCTGTGAAAAGGAATACATTCCTTTTGTGGTCAATAAATGCCTTTCTTACTTTCCAGATACCATATTCTATGCCAATCAGATCAATGTTCGGTCTAGTCTGGATAAGAAAATGCAATACGATTATCTGAGACTATCTGTCTCTAAACGAAAACGATTCAGTAAATGGTTCAAAGAAGAAAAGAATGATAATATCAAGTTAATACAAGAGTATTATGGGTATTCCTATCGTAGAGCAAAGGAAGTTTTAGAGTGTCTTACTGATGATAACATAAGAACCATCAAAGATTCTCTCAAAACAGGGGGTGTAAAATCTTAAAAGAATAAATACTTCATATACCCTATGGAGTAATTATGGAAAATGATGATATTTTTGACGGACTTGGAGTAGAAATAACACTAAAAACTAAGGAAGACTTTCTGAAGGTCAAAGAAACTTTGACCAGAATCGGCATATCTTCTAGAACAGATAAGAAATTATGGCAAAGTTGTCATATTCTACACAAACGAGGAAAATACGCCATAATGCACTTCAAGGAAATGTTTGTACTGGATGGATTGTCTAGTGACATATCAGACGAAGACTTAGGAAGAAGAAATGTAATAGTGAAATTGTTAGTTGAATGGGGTTTAATAGACGCAGTAGATGAAGAAGAGTATAAAGAACCAATGATACCTTTAAGTAAATTAAAAATAATTTCTCATAAAGAGAAAAACGATTGGCAACTTATACCTAAATACCATATAGGTCGCAAGTGATTTAAAGAAAGTGAATTATATATTATGAAAACAGAAATTATTAGTTTCTATAGTGATGTTGACGGTACATCATATTATACCGATTGTGCAAAACGATTAATTGGGCAATTAACTGAACTTGAAGTTCCATTTGATATTCGTCCAAAGGAATCTTTAGGAACATATCAGAAAAATTGTCTGAGTAAACCTTTGTACATTTTATCCCTGTTAGAGGAAAAAAAGAAACCAGTAATCTGGTTAGATGTTGATTCCACAGTTATGGCAACACCTGAAATCTTTGATACATTTGAAGGTAATGCAGATATAGTAGTTGCGTGTGCTGGTCCTGATATCATGTCTGCAAAGGCATCTCCGATATACTTTGCATACAACGATAAGGTTAAAGAGTTTTTGGGACAATGGATTAATATTGCGCAAAGATTGGTTGAAGAAGAAAAGTGGTTTGACCACGAAGCACTGTTAGCTCTAATTAACGCACTCCGACAAGATGGTACATATTCGATCAAGTTTGTTGGACCCGAATACTGTGTCTGGCCGGGACAAGAAAACGATTCTACTATTATTTTAATGGGACTATCGGATGCAGAATCCAAGAAGTCTAAATTACGAGAGATGGGATTTAACGAGGAACAAATACAATGGCAGAGTCCAGGCGTAAAATAAGAGGAATCGGACTTCCGTTCGATCCACGATATTCTTCTTGTTCTAATATAAAACCAACTGAATTTGATTGGACTATGGATCATGGCGACTATGATGTACATATAGATCGTGGAATGATGCTCGCGCCAGATCTAAATACACCAAAAAATAAACGATTTGGTTGGGTGTGTGAGTCCAGATTTATTGTTATGGATGTGTATGAGTTTTTAGTAAAACACCATGAAGAATTATTTGAACACGTTTATAATAAAATATTTACTTGTGATAAGACTCTGTTAGAACTACATCCTAATTTTGTCTATTGTCCAAACGGAAGTAATGCTCCATGGATTCCTAAAGATCAATGGGCAATATATTCTAAGACTAAACTATGTTCAATGTTCTGTTCTCCAAAACAAATGACATCTGGTCAAGAATATAGACACAGAGTTGCTAGATTGGCAATCAATATGGGGTTTGATGTTTTCGGTGGAGCACACGGAACTCCACGGACAGTAATAGATCCACAGAATCCGTGGAATACTAAGATAGATGGCGTAAAGGATTACATGTTTAGTATTGTTATGGAAAATGGCATATATGACGATTACTACACAGAGAAGATCACGGATTGTTTTGCAACAGGAACAATTCCAGTATATTGGGGATCTCCTAGTATAGGTAAACATTTTAATATGGGAGGTATTATTTTATTTGATGATAAATTTGACATGAATATCTTGACAAAAGAAACATATAAGAGTAAGATGGATTATGTGAAAGACAATTTTAATAGGGTACACAATACAATTCATGCAGATGATGTGTTATATTCTATTGTGAAAGAATTATCATGAAAGTCGAAGTCTCAAACGGAGAATTAGTAGATAAATATACAATTTTATTAATAAAATCAGATAAAATTTCAGATGTTTTAAAACGTAAAAATATACAAGTAGAATTGATGGAGATAACTCCACTAGTAGAATCTTTAATTTTATCGAAAAGTGTAATCGATGATTTATTACAAACAAATAAAATATTATGGAACATTGAGGAACATATCCGTATAAAAGAAAAAAATCAAGAATTTGATCTAGAATTTATAGATCTAGCAAGAAACGTGTACAAAACAAACACAATCAGATTTAATCAAAAAACTAAAATTAATTCCTTGACCTGTTCCAAAATAATTGAAGAAAAATCACACTAATGGAATATTGATAAATAAAACTATAATTAATCAAATGAAACGACACATATGAGTATAGAATATTACGGAATCGAAGGTGATTGGAGTCCTTTACCAAATTATTCTAATTCTATTTGGACTAATGGATGTTATGATATCTTGCATTTAGGACATCTAGAACTATTATCTAGATGTAGAGATGAATCTAATAAATTAAATAATTCTCTGGTATTCGTTGGACTGGATTCAGACATTAGAGTCGAGAACAGTAAAGGAAAAAATCGACCAATAAACAACCAAAATAGTAGAATATCTATGCTACTATCTCTAAAGTTTATAGATGGAGTTTTTGTTTACGATACAGACGAAGAACTTACTGAGATTATATCAGATATAAAACCTACTAAAATGATAATAGGTGATGATTATCGCGATAAACAAATTATAGGGAAAGAATACACAAATGAATTAATATTTTTTCCGAAAGTTCAAGACTTTTCAACAAGTAGTATTATTCAAAAAATAAAAAATCAATAAAAAATACAAATATGAAATACGCAATAATCGAACAGGGTGGAGGACTAGGAGATATATTCTTTTTACAAAAAGCAATAGATTCTTTGTTAGCGGATGGATGGAACATTATATGGCCTGTAAGTGAGTATTTTTTATATCTTAGTGAGTATATTAAAAAAGAAAATTTAAAATTTTATTCTATGAGTGAAAAGTATCCATTTAAAGAATACTTCAATATATCTGAAAAAGAAATTAAACAAATTCAAATAAAAGAAGATATAGTATTGTATATCCCATTTGGAAGTATTCCTATGAAAGAGAAATATTTGCTTCTTAATATACAATCTAATGGTTGGGTCGACAATTTTATATTTGACCGAAACTTAGACAGAGAAATATTATTAAAAAATAAATATAATATTAAAGATGGAGAAGAATTTATTTATGTAAATGATTTATTTGCTTCTCCACCAAATATGATGAAACGAAATATAGTTATAAAAACAGATAAAAAAATAGTATACAACGATGGCGAATCTTGTCACATTTTCGATTATTGTTGGATATTAGAAAATGCAAAAGAATTACATCTCGTAGAATCAGCAACATGTTACCTAGTAGAAAAATTAAACACAACAGACAAACTATTCATGTATTCTAGAAAAATAAACGATAGACCCCAACATCCTGATTTTAGGTATGTGGATCATGTCTATAAAAAGAATTGGATAAGTGTATTATGAGCAATTTTTGTTTAATACAACAAGAAGCAGGATTAGGGGATATTTTATTTTGTCAAAATCATGTAAAATTTTATTCGGAAAAAAATTATAAAGTTATTTGGCCAATAGTTCCTCCATTATTAAATATATGCAATCAGTTAATAACTGACGCAAAATTTTATAATGCAGAAGAAGATTATCCACTAAAATCATTTTTCGAAGAATCGTATATGCAAGGAAAAATTATAGAAAATAATAGTAATATATTTATTCCTATGAAATATGCTTCTTATATAATTCCGCCTTATATTCCAGGAAAAAAAGAAATGCAATCGAAGCATATTCTATGTGGACTAGATTATACTGTTTGGAAAACTAATTTAAATTTTCATAGAAATCTAGAAAAAGAGAATATATTATATTATGATATATTAAAACTAAAAGATAATGAAGATTTTATTTTAATAAATCAAACATATTCAACACAACCTACTACAATCAAAAAAGACTTGAGTCCTTTTAAATACAGATTCGGAGATTCAAAATTTATTGAAATGTCTATACTAGAAGGATTTACTATTTTCGATTGGTGTAAAGTTTTTGAAAATATGAAATCAATAATCACAGTAGATACCTCGTTGATGTATATCATAGAAAAATTAGATCTTAAAAATAAAACAGATTTTCTGTGCATAACAAGATCACTCAACACAGAAGAAGATATTAAAGAGTTATTTACATACCCCTGGACATATATTCATGCTTGAAACACTAACATTTAATAATAAAAAATACCCAAAATTCCAAAAAGAAGGTAATGCTGCTCAATTTGCTATCCCATATGCAAAACAGGTATGTCGTGGAGAAGGAATAGACATTGGATGCAATAAAGCAGAATGGGCTTTTCCTGGAGCAAAATTAGTAGATCCTGCGATAAATGCATATGATGCTTTAAATTTTCCATACTATAATTTGGATTATATCTTTTCATCACATTGTTTAGAACACATAAATAATTGGGTTGATGTTATGGATTATTGGTATACTAAACTAAAAGTCTCTGGAGTGTTATTTTTATATTTACCAGACTATAGCCAAGAATATTGGAGACCATGGAACAATAGAAAACATGTTAATATATTTACATCAAATATTATTGAAGATTATATGAAACACACCGGATACACTAACGTATTTGTGTCGGGAGTCGATTTAAATAATGCCTTTATGGCTATAGGAGAAAAAAAATGAACGAAAATACAATACAATATTATTCACAAATAGGACAAGATAAATTTGTTTTAGATACACTAAAACATAAACGTAATGGATTTTTTGTAGATATAGGAACAGGACCACCTAGACATTTGAGTAACACTTATACACTAGAAACACAGTTTGATTGGACTGGAATTGGAATTGATATTAAGGATGCTTCTGAGGATGAAAATATTCACAAAGATGATCCTGATTATAAAAAACTCAGGCCAAATACACATTATATAATAGAAAATGCTCTTAATATAGATTATAGTAAATTGTTTAAACAATACAATGCACCTAAAATTATAGACTATTTAACTATTGATATAGATCCTCCCGAACTTTCATTAGAATGTTTATTTTTAGTTCCAATAAATGAATATAGATTTAGTACAATAACATTCGAAACAGACGAATATAGAATGCAAGAAAATTTTGCAAACAAATCTAGAGAATATTTGAAAAAAAATAACTACATGTTAGTCAATTCGGTCAACAGACAAGATGATTTCTATATTAGCTATGAATTATATACCGAACTAACAGGGAAATCTCCATGTTGAATTTAAAAAACATAACCCTTTTAGCTATAAATGGTCACGAAACCAATTTAAATACACCTAAAGCTTTAAAATATAGTTGTAATAATATCAAATTTGGTTCAGTTAAATATTTAACAGCAAATGATGATAAATTGAATTTTTGTGAAACCATTAAAATACCCAAAATGTCATACGAAGAATATAATGCACTTTGTTTAAGTAAATTACACGAATACGTCGAAACTGATTTTATTTTAATAATTCAAGATGATGGGTTTTTGATAAATCCAGAATCCTGGTCAGATTCATTTTTATCCTATGATTACATAGGAGCACCGTGGGATAAAACTAGATTATATTATAATCTAGAAATAAAAGAAAAAGAATGGATGATGGGAACATCATATACTGATATTCTAAAAAACACAAATACATCTTTTAATATAGGAAATGGTGGGTTTTCTTTACGATCAAAAAAATTATTAATAGAGACCTCTAAACTCTATATTACTAGATATGGTAAGTGTTGCGAAGATTCGATAATATCAATCATTATGAGAGAAGATCTAGAAAAAGAAAAAATTAGATTTCCAGAAAATGATAAAATTGCGGCTTCATTTTCGTGTGAAACTAAATCAGTCAATGGTAATTTTTTTAGTTCAGACAATTCTCTAGGATTTCATTGTAGAGATACCCATAAAGATAAAATAGATTTATTAAATTCTATCGAGTTTTCTGAGTTAATTGAAAGTAATATATGAATATTTTAATAACAGGTGTTGCAGGTCTTATAGGTTCACATTTTGCTGATTGGATAATAGAAAACAATAAAGCAAATGTTTATGGTATAGATAATCTTTCTGGTGGATATATAGAAAATATAAATCCTAAAGTTAACTTTTATAATTATGATCTAACAAATAGTTTACATATTGAACAATTATTTCGAGATCATCGATTTGATTATGTTTTCCATTTTGGTGCTTATGCTGCAGAGGGATTAAGTCCGTTTATTAGACAATTTAATTATGAAAATAATTTAATTGCAACAACAAGATTAATCAACCTTAGTATCAAATATAATATTAAACGATTTATATTTACCTCTACTATGGCAGTTTACGGAAAATCAAAAGTGCCATTTATAGAAAGTTATAAACCAGAACCAATCGATCCATATGGAATAGCAAAATATGCATGTGAAATGGATCTTTGTGTTGCAGGAGAACAACATGGTCTAGATTGGTGTATTTTTAGACCTCATAATGTTTATGGACCAAAACAAAACATCTGGGACAAATACAGAAACGTTTTAGGTATTTGGATGTATCAACATCTTAATGGGAAACCAATGAGTATTTTTGGTGACGGAGAACAAACTAGAGCATTTAGTTATATTACGGATTGTGTTCCTTATTTTTGGTCAGGTGCTATAGAACAAAAGGCATCAAAAGAAATATTCAATATAGGAGGAGATGATCACATATCGATAAATGTTGCTTCAGATTTATTAATAGATATTATAGGAAGTGGGACTAAAGAATACCACCAACAACGACACGAAGTAAAAGACGCATGGGTCTCTCATAATAAAATTAAAAATATTCTTAATTATAAACAATGTACTCGTATGAGGGATGGACTTACCGATATGTGGAAATGGGCGAAATCTCAACCAATAAGAGAACAGAAACTTTGGGAAGAATTTGAATTAGATAAAGGTCTTTACAATTATTGGAAAATAAAGGAAACATTATGATAGAACTGAGAGATAAACTAATATCAAACAATATGACAATGGTCACAGAAGAAAGATTTGATTTATTCATGAAATATAAAAATGATATTGACAAATTAGATGGAGATATTGTAGAATGTGGTGTTTGGCGAGGAGGTATGAGTATATTTTTGGCAAAATGTTTTAATGATAAACAGATTTGGGTGTGTGATTCTTTTGAGGGATGTCAAGATCCACAAAAAGGAAAATATGAATATTTAGCGGAAACTCATACCCAAGGATTATATGCAATAAATATACAAGAAGTTAAAACTAATTTTATAAACTATGGTTTTGTAGTAAACGATCCTAGGATTAAATTTCTAAAAGGATTTGTTAAGGATACCCTAGATCCTTCTATTTGTGAGATTTCTAAAATATCAATTCTTCGTATTGATGTTGATGCATATTCTGCAACGATGGAAGTATTGGATGCATTATACGATAAAGTAGAACCAGGAGGATATATTATTTTTGATGATTCTTGTCTATCTACTTGTCATTCTGCGATGAAAATATTTTTCGAACGTATTGGCAAATCTACAGTAATAGAACCAAATACATATACGACACTTAGTGTTTATTCTAATACATTACCGTGTGGATGTTTTATACAGAAAGAAGGGAATAGCATATGATGAGTATTTTTGAAAATGAATATGTAAAAATGGATATCTGTCATGCCCAAACTATTGGAGGATTGATTGTTTCACAAAAACCTACAAATATACTAGAGTTGGGTGTGGGTGGAGGAAGATCTACAGATCATATTTTAGCTAGTATTGCATTTAATGAAAATACTCCTAAATATACATTAGTAGATAATTGGTGTGATTTTGGTGGAAATATACCAAACGAAATAATTATTAAATATTCAAATATTATTAATATAATAACAGCAAACGAAAAAGATTTTATATTCTCAACTAAAGAAAAATATGATTTTATAGTTTCAGATGCAGACCATCACCATACAAATGAATGGTTTGAATATGTTTATGATAATTTATTATCATCAGACGGAATTTTAATATATCATGATATTAATATACATAATATCGATGATGCCTTTCCAAATTTATTAGAAATATTAAATTTATGTAAAACGAAAAACATACATCATAAATTATTCAACAGATCAACAAAAGAAAACGAAAGATGTCACAGAGGACTGTTAGTGATATTTAAACACAAAGAGATACTATGAAAACAAAAATAATAACGGCATATACTGAAAATTTTAGTGAAATTTCTGATTTATCATATTCTGGTATAAAACAATATGGTGAAAAGCATAGCATACCGACTGAAAGATTTTTATTATCCACTACTATAGATAGACCTCCCTCTTGGTATAAGATTGAATTGGTATTACAAGAATTTAAAAAAGGATATGATTGTGTTATGTGGGTTGATGCAGATACCATGGTTGTTAATTTCAATCATGATTTTTTTAGTATGTTAAATGACACACATAATATATTTTTATCAGAAGACACTAATGGCATCAATATGGGTGTTGTTGTTTGGAAAAATACACCAGAAGTTGTTGAAATTTTAAATAAAATTTGGTCCATGAAGGAATTTATAAATCATACTTGGTGGGAACAGGGGGCATTTAGAAACTTATATGACTCTAATTGGAAAGATATAAAAAATATAGTACAATTTATTCCACAAAATATATTAAACGCATATGACTATGGGTCATACGGACTTCCACCACATCCCGAAGGCGAGATAAATCCCAAATCTTTTATAGCACATTTTCCTGGATGGAATAAAGATTCTAATCATATACGTATCCGTTTGATGAAAAAGTATATCAACACAGATCATTGCAACCAACACATAGTAGAAACACAATTTTTAAAAGAAATATCAATTCCGAGTGATATTAATGAACATATGTTAACGTTACAGAAATATGCAAAAGAGTGTGATCATATAACAGAAATGGGCGTTAGATGGGTAGTATCAACATATGCATTTTCAACAAGTAAACCAAAAACGTTAATATCTATCGATATAATTGATCCTAGAAAACCACACAATGAAATTGGAAACCAATGGAGTCAAGGAGGGAAAAGATTAGAAGATATAATAGAATACTGTAAGTTATCTAATATAGAATTTCATTTTATAGAAGGAGATACTACTAAAATATCAATAAACGAAACAGATTTATTGTTTATAGATACTGACCACACATTTAATCAACTGCAAATGGAATTAAAATTACACGGCAATAAAGCAAAAAAATACATAATATTTCATGATACTAACATGGAGGAGTTATGGAATGCTATAACAGAATTTTTACAAATCAATAAACATTGGAGTGTTGACACAAAATTTGATAATAATAATGGGTTAACGATTCTAAAAAGAATAATTTGACTTTGACATCTAGTGTAGATATACTACGAAACTCCTGAAAGGAAATTTATTATGAAAAAAACAGCATTAGTATTGGGTGGCGGCGGATTTATCGGTTCTCATTTAGTTAAACGATTAAAATTAGAAGGGTATTGGGTTCGTGTTGTTGATCTTAAACATCCTGAATTTTCACCAACACACGCTGATGATTTTATTATTGGTGATCTAAGACAACAATCTATATGTGATGATGCATTTAAATTATTTTTCGATATGCATTTTGACGAAGCATATCAATTAGCAGCAGACATGGGTGGTGCAGGATATATCTTTACTGGAGAACACGACGCAGATATAATGCATAATTCTGCACTTATTAACTTAAATATAGCAGAACGATGCCTGAAACACAAAGTAGGTAAAGTATTCTATTCATCTTCGGCATGCATGTATCCTGCATACAATCAAGAAGATCCAAATAATCCAAAATGTTCGGAAGATTCTGCATATCCTGCAGCACCAGATAGTGAGTATGGATGGGAAAAGTTGTTCAGTGAAAGATTATTCTTAGCATTTGCAAGAAATTATGGTATGAATGTTCGTATTGCTCGTTATCATAATATATTTGGACCAGAAGGAACATGGGAAGGTGGAAAGGAAAAGGCACCAGCTGCTATGTGTCGTAAAGTATCGCAAGCAGAAAATAACACTTCCATAGAGGTGTGGGGCGACGGACAACAAACTCGTTCTTTTCTGTATATCGACGAATGTATAGAAGCAACTAGACGACTTATGAATTCATATTTTACTGGTCCTGTTAATATTGGTTCTGAAGAGATGATCAAAATTAATGATCTAGCATCAATGGTTATTGATATAGCAAGGAAAGAACTAACTGTTAATAATATATCTGGACCTGTAGGAGTCCGTGGTCGTAATTCTGACAATAAACTATATCTAAAAAATATTGGATGGGAACCTTCGCAATCATTACAAGAAGGAATGGAGAAAACATATTCTTGGATCAATGGAATAATTCGTAGTAAAAATAAACAAGAACATTTATCTGTTGCAGATTTAGATATGAGAGATAGATTTAACTCTTAATTAAAAATCAAAACAACCAACATAGGTATAATATATGAAATTTAAAGTTTATTTTAAAACCTCTAAAGGATTTGGAAAAAATAGTATTCCTGGATTTAATAATTACAAATGTTTACAGTCATTATTACAATCATTTTCTAAAGAAGAAATTTTTATAAATTTGGATAATGGAACAGAAGAGCAAAAAAACTATTTTCTAGAAAATAATTTTAATTTTGCAGAAACACAATTAGGAAACTGTTCAGTGGTTAGACACCAATTAAATCTAGCATTAAAGAGTGATGCAGATATTTTCTATTTTGTAGAACACGACCATTTTCATTTAAATAAACAAAAAGAATATTTGTGTGATGGTCTATCTCTTTTCGATATAATATCTCTATACGACCATCCTGATAAATATTCAATATCAGTATATCCAGATTTATGTGCAAAGTTGTATATGGGGAAACTGTGCCACTGGAGAAATACTCCTTCTACTGTTGTAACATTTGCATGTAAAAAAGAAACACTTTACAAAATAAAAGATATTATTTTTGATGACAGATTTACTGGTCCACATTTGAGAGCAACAGAAGATCATTCTATGTTTTTAGAAATGTGGAAAAATAATATTTCTATAGGAACTCCCATTCCAGGAAGATCGACTCATTTAGAACTTTCTGATATTTCTCCATACGTCGATTGGATTTCACTTAAATAGTTATAAATACAATATGAAACCAACAATTACACTATGCATGATCGTGAAGAATGAATCGCATGTCATTCTTGAATGTCTAAACTCAGTCTACAAGCACCTAGATTACTGGGTAATATCTGACACGGGTTCTACAGACAACACTAAAGAACTTATTACAAATTTCTTCAAGGAAAAGAATATTCCTGGAGAGTTCGCTGATCTTGAATGGAAGTCATTCGGACATAATAGATCTTATGTTCTTAATGCCTGTAAAGGTAAGGCAGATTATCTCTGGGTCATTGATGCAGACGATTATCTGGAAGGTGAAATTATACTTCCAGAAAATACAATTGCCGACGCATTTACTCTGAGAATTGGTAAAGGACCTGATTTCACGTGGTGGAGAAATCAGATATTTAAGGTAGATGCAGAATGGCATTATGTTGGTGTGTTGCATGAATACGCTGCAACAAACAAACCAAATCCACAAATATATAAATTAGATGGAAATTATAAAGTAAATGCCAGAACAACTGGTGCGAGAAATGTTGGTATATCGGGTATTGAGAAATACTCAAAGGATGCTAAAACACTTGAGCTTGCACTTATTGACGAACCAGATAATGCACGATATTGGTTTTATCTTGCACAATCATATTTTGATTCTCAACAATTTGCAAAGTCAGAAGAAGCATATGCAAAGAGAGTTTCTTATGGTGGTTGGCCGGAAGAAGTATATTATTCTCTATATCGTATTGCTATTGCTAAAGCACTACAAGAAAAACCATGGCATGAGATTAAAGATGCATTTCTTGCCGCATATAATTTTAGACCATCAAGAGCAGAACCTTTGTTTCATATTGCACAGATATATCGTATGAAAATGAATATGCCGGCAATTGCATATATTTACATAAAGATGGCTGCTGATATTCCGTATCCAAAAGATGATATTTTGTTTATTCCAGATCAATTGTATAATTTTGGTATTTTAGATGAACTGGCATCTGTTGCATTTTATGCAGGTCGTCCAGATGTTGGATATATGGCAACTAAGACTCTATTAGAACAAAATAGAGCTCCAGAATCTGAGATTCCTAGAATACAACAAAATTTCGAAAAATATAAAGAAGTCATGCAGAATCTGCAGGCACAGACTCAACACCCCCCACAACAAAAAAATCAAGTCAACCTAGAGAAAACTCCAGAGAAGTCTAAAACATATAAGAGACGAAAAGTGCATAGTTAAGAAAACAGACCTCTATGTTTATTATAAATACACAGAGGTATAAATGTCTGCACAATACGATCTTATATTAAATAGAAACGAAAATTTCACCCTATATCTAGAATATCAGGACGAGAGTGGCGCTCGTATAGATCTGGTCGGTAATACCGCATCAGATCCCCTTTATTATGCAAAGATGATGATTAAACCGTATAAGAAGGATACTCAAGCGGTAGTTCTTCTTAAATCGGATCCGTTTGAGGTTCTATGTGGAACCACACAGGCGGGTATAAGTGGTGGTATTAAATTAAATAGAAATTTTGGAAATACTGGTGGATATACTGGTGGTATTTTTATTACAGTAAATCCATTAGTAACAATGACTATGTCTCCTGGAAAATCATTTTATGATATTTTTCTTGTAGGAAGAACTGGCGATATTAAAGGATTTTCTACTAAATTACTTGAAGGATCTGTGGATGTTGTTCAAGAGATAACCACAAACATTGAAGATCAATTTAGAGCTTTCTCGTTTGATGATGAAATTGACGGGGGAGCATTCACGTGAAAAAAATTAAACTTATCCTTAGTAAGATTATAATTAAAAATGTCAGTATAATAAATGAATCTGGTAAAAAGATTAAAATAACTTTACAAAAAACAAACACAGAATATAAAATATATTCATAATGTTGAAATTCAATGTGCTTTCCATTAAACCCACAACTAGGAACCACTGCAGATTGTTTGAATTTGTCATGGACCTATGACGGATATGGTTGGGTTCGTGTTAAAAATATTATACCTGGCGGTTTTACTATATTAGGTTCATTGATTGTTGATGGTGAAATTGTATCTAAGACTAAATTTTCTGGATTTACGGGTAATGCTATAACAGAACCAGTAGATAATATAAATCTCGATGGTGGAGAATTTTAATTGTCTATTCTAATACGAGTTAAAAGATCTGATGTTTCTGGAATTGTGCCAAGCATTTTAATGCACGGTGAACTTGCAATAAACATTCCAGATGGTAAGCTTTGGATAGGTGGTCCGAATAATCTTCCAGTATCTATTCCAATTACAGGACCAACTGGGCCTCAAGGAATTCAGGGTATTCAAGGTAATCAGGGAATTCAAGGCGTTATTGGTCCTACTGGATCTCAAGGTGTTCAAGGAGTTCAAGGCATTCAAGGCGTTCAAGGCGTTATTGGCCCTACTGGAATCCAAGGAATTCAAGGTGTCATTGGTCTCATAGGTCCTACTGGTGCCGATAGTACTGTTCAAGGCCCTATAGGAAATACAGGACCTACTGGGCCTCAAGGCATTCAGGGTATTCAGGGTAATCAAGGAATTCAAGGTGTCGTTGGTCCTATTGGATCTCAAGGAATTCAAGGTGTCACTGGCCCCACAGGCCCTACTGGAATTCAAGGCATTATTGGACCTACTGGCAATATTAATGTATCTGCTGGTCCAGGAATAACCATATCAAATAGTGTAATAGGTATAGATACTGTGGCTGGTGTAACTTTTACAGGTCCTATCAGAGGATCTGATATATATTTAACTGGAGATCTTATTGTTACTGGTCGAATAGTGACTTCTACAGGTGTTTTTGGTGTAACGGCAAACGATATAACAGAACCAGTAGATAATATGAATATGGACGGTGGCGAGTTTTAAAATCTTATAAATACTAACAGGAGACCCCACCATGGCATCTAAGATTACGATCAAACGTTCACTCACTGCAGCTGCACCCGCCGGCCTTTCTTTTGGAGAACTGGCATTTGTTCAAGGATCTGGACTAACTGCAAATCAGCTCTATGTTGGTATTTCTGGTGGAAGTCCAGTATGGGTTGGTGCACAAATTAGCACCACTGGAACATGGACAGATAACGCTGCAAAAACTTCTCTTGCAACACAATACGCAATCGATCAGCGTATCGCATTATTTAGTGGTCTCACATCAGGAGGACCTTTGGGAACTCCTTCTTCTGGTACGCTAACTAATTGTACAAATCTTCCTGTTAGTACTGGTATTTCTGGTTTGGGCACAAATGTTGCTGCTTTCCTTGCTACTCCTTCTAGTGCAAATCTTGCATCAGCACTTACTGATGAAACAGGATCTAGTGTTGTTGTATTTGGAACCAGTCCTGCCATCACTACAAGTCTGACCACCCCGAGTACTAGTTTTGATTTATTAAATACTACTGCAACCACTGTTAATTTTGCAGGTGGTGCATCAAGTGCACTTAATATAGGTAATGTCGGCGGTACTGCGACATTTGCAGGTTCTGTTATAGTAAACGGCGATTTCACAGTTCAAGGAAATACCACAACCTTGAATACAACAACCCTTAATGTTGAAGACTTCAACATAACAATGGGTCTTACATTAACTAGTGCTTCTCAATGTACTGGTGCTGGTATTGGAATTGGTGTAGGAACTGGAATAACCTTTGCATATGATCATAGTTCACTTGGATGGTTGTCTTCAGTTAATATGGATCTTGCTAGTGGAAAAGTCTTTAAAATTGCTAATGCGTCTGTTCTTAGTGCAACCACACTTGGAAGTGCTGTTGTTACTTCTTCTCTGACAACTGTAGGTATTATTACAAGTGGTACATGGAGTGGATCATTCGGTGCGGTGAGTGGTGCGAATCTTACTAATCTTACTGCTGGAAATCTAAGTGGAACTATTCCATCAGGAGTATTAGCAAATTCTACAGTCAATATTGGAACTACTGCTGTAGCGTTAAATCGCGCAAGTGCATCTCTTGCTTTAACAGGAATAAGTATTGATGGTAATGCAGGAACTGCTACAACAGCAACAACCGCAGGAACAGTCACAACTGCAGCGCAACCTAACATCACAAGTGTTGGAACACTTTCTGCATTGACTGTATCTGCAACTATTACAGGCAGCGTTAGTGGAAGTGCAGCCACAGTTACAGGTGCAGCGCAATCTGCGATCACAAGTGTTGGAACTTTGACTTCTCTTACTGTTTCGGGAACACTCGAAGCAGGATTAATCGACGCTGGAACTTTCTAAAAAAGGAATTTGATATATGAGTGAACCTAATTATAATGAGTCTATTGTTATACCTTTGCTTCAAAATAAGTTCAGAGAATTAACTAATTCTAATCTGGTATTAGAGGCGAATTTATTAATTGAAAGAGCAAAACTTGCAGATCTGACAGAAAAATATACTACACTATTTAATAAACACGAAAAGAAGAAAAAAGGTGAAAAGTTGGACGGAGAATCCTTCTAAATAGTGTAGAGTTATATTATGGCAACACAAGTAAAAATTAAACGAGGAACGACTAACGCGAACGCACCGACTGGTTTGACTGCTGGTGAAATGGCAATCAATCTAGTTGATAAAAAATTGTATGTTGGTGGAACTGCTGGCACAAATGTTATATTTTTAGATTCCACGTCTGCTGTGGGATTAGGTACTGCAAACACCTTTACGGCACTTCAATCATTCTCTGCGGGTATTTCTGCAAGTGGTGCAACATTCTCTAGTGATATTACTGTATCTTCTATGACTGTTGGTCGTGGAAATCGAGAAAATGCAGCCCAAGGAAATATTGCCATAGGATCGAATGCACTTAAAGCTGCCGATAACGGCGGCGATAATATCGCTATAGGAGATAGTGCTCTCTTTGGAAATCTTAATGGAAACAACAATGTCGCTGTGGGAAATAATACTCTTTACTTGACTGGAGTAGATCCGGGTGGCCACAACAATGTTGGCGTTGGATTTGGTGTTCTTTATTCAAACAATGCAGGATCTAATATAACTGCAATTGGAGCATCGGCAGGATCATATTTGGGAACTGGAACAAGTGCTCTAACACCTGGAAATGGTGGAATTTATGTTGGATATCAAGCAAGAGGAAGTGCTAATACACAAACAAATGAAATAGTGATAGGTGTTAATGCTCTAGGACTTGGATCAAATACTGCTGTGATTGGTGCTACACTACAAAGTGCTGCGACTATTTACGGTCTATTAAATCTACCAAGTGGATTAAGTACAACTGGTGCAACATTTACTGGATCGATTAGTGGAGCAACAGCAACTTTCTCTAAAGATATTACGGTAAATTCTATAACGGTTGGTCGTGGTAGTGGTGGTTTTGATTCAAATGTCGCAGTGGGAAACTATGCTTTCAACTTAAATAGTAGTGGCGAAAATACTGTCGCCTTAGGATCAAATGCTCTCCAATCAAATACCACAGGAAACGAAAATACTGCCGTGGGAGGAGCTGCTCTCCAAGCAAATACCACAGGAAATCTCAATGTTGGCGTAGGAGAATATGCTCTTAGCACAAACACTATAGGATCTAACAAAACTGCAATTGGATCCCGTGCAGGATCATACAGAGGAACAGAAACAAGTGCTCTAACAACAGGAACTGGTGGAATCTATATTGGATATCAGGCAAGAGGAAGTACACTTGCACAAACAAATGAAATAGTTATTGGTGTTGATGCACTAGGACTTGGATCAAATACTGCTGTCATTGGTGCTACCCTACAAAGTGCTGCGACTATTTACGGTGTATTGAATCTACCAAGCGGATTGAGTGCTTCGGGTGCAACCTTTAGCGGTAATATATCAGCACCAAATATTGTTACTGTGAGTACTGCAAACACCTTTACTGCACTTCAATCATTCTCTGCGGGTATTTCTGCTTCTGCTCTCACAGTTTCTGGAACTATTACATCAACTCAAGGAATAACTTTTGGATCAGGCACTACATTCATGGCGTTTGTGCCAAAGACCGCTGCTAATGATGGTGGATTGTGGTTGCGAGATGGATTGTTTCAGGTTGGTGGAGCAGTACTTGCACAAAATAATGGTAGTTTGCAGTACAATATGAACTCGGAACGGTTTGCTGTATATGGATATCAGGTAATTGATAACGCCGCACCGTATCAAGGTACTGCCACTCCATTAACTGTAAAAGGTGGAACAGGACAAAGTGTTCCTTTGTTTAATGTAACACGAGGAGGAACAAGTGCAGTTCAAGTGCATCAAGACGGATATCTTGCAATTCCTGTAAACACCTCTCCTGCTATAAAAATAGGAAATCATGCTAGTAGAAATCTAACACTAGGATCTATTAATGGAGCAGCAGAAATAGTACAAACTGGTAATTCCAATTCAACATTAAATATAAGACAAGAAAATGGTGGTCCAGTATCCATCGGCGATTCTGTTGGTGCAAACAACGGCACTTATATTGATGTGACTGATGCAGACGCTGTTATTTCATTAAATGCTGGTGAAATACAAATAAATGGTCCTATTTCAACTCCTCTAACTCTAGCAAACGCAGAAAATATTCAAAATACGGTAAATGGTCGTATTGATTTTATGCCAGGTCCAACAGCGGCGAGTGCATACGGATTGTATGCCGATTTCACAGGTTGGGGATATGGTGTGCAGATGGGAACTATTAATAGTGCAGGAACATTAGACAGTTCTCCTGGTGGAATTCTGCTTAATGATAACATAACTATACTGCAAGACAAATTTTTAAGTTTGGATAGTGATGGAACTCATGCACTAGTAAAGACAAGCACGGGGTTAGATACACTACAAATTGCAGTTTCTTCTGGAGTAGGAAATTCCAATGCTGTTGCAATAGTGGGAAACAGGTATGTTGCCGCAGGAACTGCCAACCGTTCTCCTGTTACATCACACACAAATCCGAACTTATATATTTATCGTGCAGGTATAACAAGCGCAAACGACTTTATCCGCATAGAACATGACGGCACAAACGGCAATATTGTTGCGGGTGGAACGAGTGGAATTAAAATTTCTGGACTATTAGATGTAGCAAGCGGACTGATTGCATCGGGTGCAACCTTTAGTGGAGATATTACGGTAAATTCTGTGACGGTTGGTCGTGGTGGTGGTGGGGATTATAGGAATACCGCCGTGGGAAAAGATGCTCTCTTAGAAAACACAGGAATCGGAAATGTCGGGATGGGAACATATGCTCTCGGTGCAAACACATCAGGATCTAACAAAACTGCAATTGGATATGCTGCAGGATACTACAGAGGAAGTGGTGGAGTATCAACTCTAACAACAGGAACTGGTGGAATCTATATTGGATATCAGGCAAGAGGAAGTGCTGATACACAAACAAATGAAATAGTGATTGGTGTTGATGCTCTAGGACTTGGATCAAATACTGCTGTGATTGGTGCTACCCTACAAAGTGCTGCGACTATTTACGGTGTATTAAATCTACCAAGCGGACTGAGTGCATCGGGTGCAACATTTAGTGCAACAACAGCATCGACATCGTCAGCAACAGGTGCAGTCATCATCGCAGGTGGTGTTGGGATTGCGAAGGATTCTTACATCAACGGACATCGCATCGGACAAGGACTTTCGGCGAGTCAAACAAATCTTGCGGTCGGAACAGATGCACTCAACTCAACAACAACGGGTAGTATTAACAATGTTGCCGTGGGATATTTTGCTGGTAAAAATATTACGAGCGGTTTAGGTAATGTCATGCTCGGCGCATATGCGGGACAATTGAACACGACTGGTCAATCAAATATGTGCATCGGCGAAGGTGCGCACTATTCAAATCAGACTGGATCTTACAATGTTGCAATTGGCGGCGGTGCAGGTCACGAACAGAATAACGGCTCAGTTTACAATGTATTTCTTGGCAGCAATGCAGGATACTTTATTGCTTCAGGCAGTCAAACAACTTGTGTTGGTGGTGATGCAGGACGAAGACAGGCTGACGGCTCGACAAATATGACCGCATCGAGTGACAGTGTCTACATTGGATACAACGCAAAAGGCTTCAACAACTCGGACAGCAACACTATAGTAATCGGTTCAAACGCAATTGGTCTTGGTGCAAACAAGACGGCAATCGGCACAACGTTCACCACAGAGACAAAATTGTTTGGTGTATTGAATCTACCAAGCGGACTGAGTGCTGCGGGTGCAACCTTTAGCGGAACTGTGAATATTGGAACTACTGCACTTATTTCTGCGCCATCCGCAACTGCACTTGCTATTCAATCACAAATCCCCGCAGGAACTGGTGTAACTCCAACCATTCAAGTCATCTGCCCATCGGCTGGATACACACTGACAAATCAAATTGCAACGCAGAAAGTTTTTGATCTTCCGCAGGATACAATTACTCTGCAAGCAGCAACAACATATATGTTTGAGGGTCAATATCTTTTGACAACGGGAACAACAACACACATTACATCAATGAGTTTTGTACTGACAACTGCGACGATGACGAATTGTAGTTGGACTTCAATTACAGGAATGCCAACTGCGTTGAATGCGGCTACTTCTGGTGCATTTCAAGCAATCTTTAATTCGGTTGCGGGTGGAAATGTTAACACAACATCAACATCCGCAAACACTATGATCACATTCAAAGGAATCATGAGAGTCAATGTGGGCGGGACAATGGTTCCAAATATTGCTTTTAGTGCTCAACCAGGTGGAACCAACACCGTTCTAGTCGGATCATACCTTAAATTTTACCCTATCGGATCAAACACGATCAACAGCGTTGGAACTGCAATAGGATAAAAATAGTTGACCTTATAAATATTGGTGATATACTTCTACCATGAAATTAGGATGCTACAAGCTATATGAAGATTCAATATTACCTACTTTCGGCACTAAACAGTCGGCCTGTTTCGATATTTATTCATATCTACCGAACAATGAGCTGCTGACTGCATATACTATTCAGAACGAAAAGATAAAGATTCCTTGTTGTTCTTACGAAGAAGACAAAGAAACAAAATATTTTGAGATCTTTCCTGGCATAAGGGCATTGATTCCGACTGGACTTATATTTAATATTCCAAAAGGGCATTCTATTAGAATTCATGCCAGATCTGGATTAGCCTTTAAAGAAGGGCTTGTTCTTGCAAATAGCGAAGGTATAATTGATCAAGATTACATAGATCCAACTTATATTATGCTTACAAACATCTCCACAGAAAGAATAAAAATAAAACACGGACAACGAATTGCTCAAGGAGAATTAGTAAAAACACTTGACTATAGTATAGAAGTGTGTTATACTAAACCCTTTATTGAAGGATCTACTCGCATTGGTGGTTTTGGTTCAACAGGATTAACATGACAATAATGACAATAGAAGATATGTTCAAACAGAATGCAAATTCTGATGGTATTCCTATGTTTGATAAAAACGCATGGGCAGATCTTAATGCCAATTATACAAAGGCACAAATCAAAATAGGTCTTGCAGATTATATTGTGAAATATAAGCCTAAGTTTCCATACATGATCGTTACATACGATTCAATGAAAAAGAGATTTTATTCACTGAAGAATAAAAATGCAACGGATTTTCTTATTACAAATTTCAACGATGTTGTAGAAAAATATGATGATTACAAATATCCATTTTCTACTTACGGTAAATTAGTAATTGGTTTGACTAACAAATATAATCCAATAAGTAATTATTTTCAACAGCATAATCGTATGACTTGCGGGTCATATGGATTTGAAAGTCCTATTGATATCTGGAATAGTAAAACTCTATTAGAAAAAATGAACTGGACATTTTGGAGATTAGGTAATACAAGTCTCGGTGCCTGTGAGTATAGAGGATCGTTTCGATTAGGTTCTTATGTCGCAACACAATTTAAGCCAAATGTCGCTAAATGCATTTATCAACTAACTAAAGCGAAAGTGGTCTGTGATACCTCTTGTGGGTGGGGAGATCGCCTGGCGGGGTTCTACGCAACGCCAAACGCAGAATCTTACTATGGATGCGATCCCAATGAAGTTGTATTTGAGACATATAAAACTCAATGCGTTGAATACGAAAAACTACTAGGACATACAGCAAAACTAGTAGAACATGATGGTTGGTTTGAATGCATCGGAAGTAAGCATGTTGTTATTTTCAGACAACCAGCAGAAGATGTTGTTTGGCCTAATGTGGAGTTTGATTGCACATTTACAAGTCCACCCTACTTTTCCACAGAACAATACAATAAAGGTGGAGAACACGAATCAGATCAGTCGTGGAGTCGATATTCAGATTACGATAAATGGAAGAATGGCTTCTATTTTCCTATGATGGATTCTGTATGGAACAAAACAAAGTCTGGTGGATTTGTTTGTATTAATATCATGGATCCGCAAGTAAAAGGAAAACGACATCGTGCGTGTGATGATCTAGTAGACCACATGATCGCAAAACCAGATTGTCATTTTCTAGGACAAATAGGAATGAGAATCAAACAACGACCAAAGAATATAGGTGCTCTTAATAACAAGAAACATCTTTCTAATATTTTTATCGAAAATATTTGGTGTTTTTCTAAAGATAGAGTATCATCATTCCATACACCAACACTAGAAAGTTTATTTATTTAAGGAACATTATGACTGATAAACCGTTTGGATACTCTTATTGCATTGATATGTACAACTGCCGAGTAGGAGCAGCAGATGACCTAGAACTGCATTATAGGTTCTTGGAACGAGTTGTAGATCGGATTGGAATGACTCGTATGTCACAACCGTTTGTGATACACGGTCCAACCAGACACGGAACTGAAATTTATCCAGACAAAGCAGGAGTAAGTGGGTGGGTGCCGTTAATTGAAAGTGGTATTCAGATTCACTCAATGGAACCAAAACGATTTATTACACTTGATGTATATTCATGTAATAAGTTTGATAAAGATATCATCTTAAACTATGCACGAGAGTGTTTTGGATTTGAAGATGTAGAAGAACATTATTTTGTGCGTGGAACCAAATACGGAAACATTTAAGGAACAATATGAACAGAGAAGAATTATTCAAACATCATAAAGAATTGACAGATCGTGCATTTGAAATCATGAAAATGAAGAACAATGACTACGCCGGAAAGGGCGGAGATACTCCGTTTGCAAACTTTGAAAGATGCAAAGCAATGGGTATTTGTTCTACAGAAATTGGTTTTTTGGTAAGAATTATTGATAAAATTTCACGACTCAGTACTTTTGTTGCAGACGGCAAACTGATCGTAACCAACGAGGGATATGAGGATGCAGTTCTTGACATCATCAACTACATGGTTCTATTCTCTGCATATGTAAAATCAAATGAAAAATAAAATATACACAAACGTATATAATGCATACGACAAAATCCTTTTAAGAGAAAAGGATAAGAATGGTAAAGAAACCAAAGTAGAACGAGCATATAATCCGTATGTTTATATTGCAACTACTGATAACTCTGAATATAAAACAATCACAGGTGAGTCTGTAAATCGACTAGATTTTTCTAGTTACGCTGAATATCGAGAGTTTATTAAAGATTACTCTCAAGTCAAGAACATGGAAATCCATGGTGTTATTGGTTTGGAATATCAATACATCCACGACACATATCCAGAAACAACAGACTACTCTTTTGATGTTTTAGATATTATGTATTTTGATATAGAAACCACCTGCGATGACGGGTTTCCTGTTATTGAAACAGCGAACGAGAAAATCATCTCAATTGCACTCAAACGCAAAAATGATAAACGTGTATATTGTTTGGGTAAATATGTTGCATCAGATCCTTCTGTACAGGTATTCTGTTTTGAAGATGAGAAACTGTTACTGAAATCCTTCTTGGATTATTTTGCCGTATCTCCACCCGACATTCTGACTGGATGGAATATTAAATTCTTCGATGTTCCATATCTAGTCAATAGAATCAAGAATGTGTTTTCTGCAAAAGAATCCAAACGATTATCTCCGTGGAAGATGGTAAAAGAAAAGACTGTCAACTTCAAAGGAAAGGATAATCAGGTATATGATATCGTTGGTATTTCTACTTTAGATTATTATGAACTATATCAGAAGTTTACTTATGTTACCCGAGAGTCGTATTCGTTGAACAATATCTCTTATGTGGAACTTGGAGAAACCAAACTAGTATATGATGAATACGATAACATCTCTGATTTCTATAAGAACGATTTCCAGAAATTTGTTGAGTATAATATTCACGACGTTACTCTTGTTGAAAAACTAGAAGCAAAGTTGAAACTGATTGAACTTGCAGTTGCACTTGCATATAACGCAGGAGTGAACTTTTCTGATGTGTTTAGTCAAGTTAAGACGTGGGATGTTATCATTTATAATTATCTTCTTAAGAATAAGATTGTGGTTCCACCAAAGAAACACAGTTCAAAGGATGAACAATTTGCAGGTGCATATGTAAAAGATCCTATTGTGGGTATGCATGACTGGGTGGTATCCTTCGATTTGAACTCACTTTATCCGCATTTAATCATGCAATATAATATCTCAACAGAGACTATTACTAAGGATGGTAAATTTAAAATAACTCCAATGGGTATATTGAATAACGAAAAAGAAACATTGGATGTTATCGCAATGCATAGGAAGAAGGATTTGAGTGTTGCTGCAAATGGTACTACCTATATTAAAACAAAACGAGGGTTTCTTCCAGACCTTATGGATAATATGTACAAAGATCGAAAGATGTTTAAAGGCAAAATGATTGATGCACAAAAAGAATTAGAATTAGTCAATGCCGAAT